AGTTTTAAAAACTGCAGCAATGCTGCATGTTTGATAGTGATCTTGGCGCGATAGCAAAGCGGTTATGCCCCGGATTGCAAATCCGGTTAGACCAGTTCGACTCTGGTTCGCGCCTCCAAAAATTCTAAAGAAAATCAAATACTTATAAGGCCCTTCGGGGCCTTTTTTCATTTCCTGCACGACTCAATATAGGCTCAATCGATCTCAAACCGCGCAGAAACTGCGGTCGAACCACGCCTAATTTGCATAGTTTGTCGATGAGGTGAGTACACTCCGGCCGAACTTCACAGGAGGTGAGTTTGTCGAGTGTGCGCAAAACGCCCCGAGGGCGATATGAGCTGACGATTCGCAGCAAGCTGCTGCCAAAGCCTGTCTACATGACATTTGATGACCAGGCCGAGGCCGAGCAGTACGGCCAGCAGGTCGACCAGCTCCTCGCTGCAGGCGTGGTGCCCGCAGGCTTGGTGCAGCCGACCTCCTCGGCGCCCAAGTCCACTGAGCGCCTGCGCTTCGTGCTGGTCGCCTGGATCAACACCGGGCAGCCGGCGGCCACGGATATCCCGGTCCTCGAGCTGCTGGTCGACGAGGTCGGCAAGGTGCTGATCGCCGACCTCACCTACAAATGGGCCGAGGCCTGGGTGCGCAGCCTTAAGCTGGAGCGCAATTTCTCCCCGGGCACCATCCGCAAGCGCCTGGGGTCCCTGTCCCGCTGCCTAGACTGGTGGCTGCGGCAGCATCCCGATGCCATGGTGGGCAACCCGCTGCGCCTGTTGCCCAAGGGTGCTGCCACTTACACGCCGAAGGACCGGGCCGACATCGAGGCCCTCAACGCTGCGGCCGGCGACCAGGCCAGGCCCAAGGTTGCAAAGGAAGATGTCCAGCGCGAGCGGCGGCTGCTGCCTGGCGAGCTGGAGCGCATCGAGCGGGTGCTGGCCGGCGAGCGGCGACCGGACCGCGAGCGCACCATCAAGCTGGACGACGCGCCAGCCCTGCGCGCAATGTTCCTGCTAATCCTGTACACCGGGCTGCGGCTGCGCGAGGCCTATACGCTTCGGCGTGGGCAGTTCGGCCTGGCGACGCGGGTGATCCGCGCCAAGGCCAGCAAGCAGTGGCACGGCAAGGTCAAGTACCGCGAGGTGCCCATTCGGCCCGAGCTGCTCGGGGTGCTGGAGGCCTACCTGCAGGCCCTGCCGGATGAGGGCGAGCAGCAGCTGGTGTTTCCGTGGTGGACGGGGGAAGAGGATGCGCAGGAGCTGGCCAGGGTCTCGTCGCGGCTGTCCAATCGGTTCGCCAGCCTGTTCGGCTATGCGGAGTGCGACGGGCTGACGGAGCACGACCTGCGGCATGAGGCGACGTGCCTGTGGTTCGAGATGCGCACGAAGACGGGGGACTGGATGTTCCGCGAGGCAGAGATCCACCGCATCATGGGCTGGGCGCCTGGCAGCAAGATGGCCCAGCGGTACGCCAGCTTCCGTGCAGAAGATCTGGCGGCCCGGATGTGGTCTTAGCAGCCGGCCGCAGCCAGCGGCGGCAGGGGTGGCGGTATCCGCCGTTGGCGGCCGCGCGGCTTGGGTTGGGTTGTCGGCAGGAGCGCTGCCGGCGTTGCGGTCGATGGAGTCGCTGACGCTGCCTTCGCGGCTTTTCCGCGTCGCTGGGCGTCGCCGCGCGCTGCCTCCAGACGCACGCGCCTGGCGGCCGCTTCTTCAAGCGCCATTTCGTTGAGGCGCTCGAAGAGTGCCTGGCGCGGGATGATCCAGCCGCGACCCACTTTGAGGCCTGGCAGGTCTCCGCAGATCAAGCGCGCCGAGGCCGTTTCCTCGTCGCAGTCGAACATCGCGGCGAGGTCTTCTACCGTCAGGATTTCGGTGTCAGCGCTGGTCATCGCTGCGTGCCTCCAGTGCGTGTTTTGGAACGTTGAAAAACTGCAGGCGCCCCTTCCACGGCACGAAGGGAATGGGCCTGCTGTCGCGCAGCACGAAGCCAAAGCTGCCCTCCTGTTTCCACTTCGAGGGGCTGTGCTCCACGCAGTCGACGATGCGGGTCCAGCCCACCAAGCCGCCCCGCTGCAGCTCCTCGTACGCAGGCAGCCCGCTGGCGGGAAGCATGCCGGCGTTGCCCAGCTCCTCGGTGATCTGGTCGTAGTAGGCGCGGGTCATCATGAGTCCGGCGTGCACCAGGACGTTCCCTCGAAACGTAGTGGTCCAGTCGCGGTTCTCGATGTCCTTGTGACCGTGGACGATGAGCCAGGCCCAGGGCTGGCGAATGCTCAATGCGGGGATCATGCTGCCCTCCTGATTGCTTCCCTGCGGTTCCAGTTGGCCGAGATCACGGCCCTGCCCAACGAGGGCGGCACGGCATTGCCGCACATGCGCACCTGGGTGGTTTTTGAAAAGACGCGGCCGTCGTGTCCTCGATCGATGATGTAGGTGCGGGGGAAGTCGTTGGCGTTGTAGAGTTCGCGCGGCGTGAGCATGCGCAGCTGGATGTCTACGATCACGTACGGTGTGCCGCGCAGCCAGACCGTGACCAGGGCCAGCCTGTCCTTGGTGGTGCTGGTGGCCATGGGCTCGCTCAGGTCGCCGAGCTGGCCGCCCTGTCCGTAGTAGCGGATGAGGAATGCGGCCACGCGCAATGCGCCTGCCTCGACCTCTGGCGACAACTGGTACTCCACCATGCCAAAACGCGTCGCGCCGGCAAGGACCGTCTGCGCGGGGTCTCGCAGATCGCTACCGACCACGTTCTGGCCGAGGGCCGTGAGGTGTGCTGTGACTAAGCGCTGCTGCGAGCCGCTGGCTGTGCTGGTGGTCAGCGGTGAGCGTGCATCGTGAGCCGGTGTAGCGTTGAATCCGCCGTTCGCTTGCTCGACAAAAGCGGCCACCGCCGCAAATTTGCCCGCGCCCACCACTGTCCCCATGGGTTGGGTGAGGTCCAACGCGCGAGGTGCTTGGCCTTCGCGCTCGCCGTATCCCATCTGTACCATGGTGCCTACGGCCAGCGCCTGGCCGCCGCCGCTGGCTGTCACGGTGCCTAGCGGACCACTGATATCGTTGGCGCCGTAGCTCCAGCGTTTGTTGCCGTCCTTGCCCTCCCCGTGGCCTGCCTGCACCAGATAGGCAGACGCCAAAGCTGTCTCTCCGCCCTTGGCCGTGGTGATGGTCCGCATAGGGTTGCGCACGTTGTATGAGACATCCCGCGAATGCGTAACCGGGACTAGGGCAGGGGCGACGAGCATCAGCTCGCCACGATTGGCGCCAGTTACAGTGCGGACAGGATCGCGGATGTCGTGCACACGCACGGCGCCCTGGTGTGTAGCGGGCACGATGAACGGGTCCGCACTTTCAAGCACGTACCTCTTCATGCCGTGGGCAATGCGTCGCATCGTGGCATCGGCCAGCGGCTTCTCGCGCTCGAAGATGCTGCGGCCCTGGATGCTCCAGTCGATGCACTCAGCGGCCGACCGCCAACGCTTCTGGCCCTTCGTCGGCTTCTTGTAGTGCGTGGGCTCCGGCCATTGGATGGGCGCCCCGTCGCAGCGGGCGACCATGAACAGACGGGTGCGCGTAGTTGGGGCGCCGTAGTCGGCAGCGCAGAGCACGCGCCATTGCACGACGTAGCCCAGGCACTCCAGCGCCCGCACGAACGCGCGCCAGGTGCGGCCGGCGTGCTTGGGGTCTGGCACCAGGTGCTGCTCATGCACCGGCACGCGCTCGCCGGGCGCGGCCACCGTACCGTCCAGCTTTACGACACGGCGCGTCTTAGGGCAGCGCTTCGCAATGAGCGGCCCCCACAGCAGGATCTGCTTGACGTTCTCCAGCGTGATGATGCGCGGGCGCTTCACGCCGGCCCAGCGCACGCCGATCCATGCCAGGCCGCGCAGCTTCTTGGAGCGAGGCTGTCCGCCGCGCGCCTGGCTGTGGTGGGTGCAGTCTGGCGACAGGTGCAGCAGGCCCACGGGCCGGCCGCGCGTTGCCTTGCGCGGGCAGACCTCGGACACGTCCTTACGGTAGTGCTCGGTCTGGGGGTGGTTCGCCTCGTGCATGCTGCACGCATCGCCGTCGTGGTTGACGGCGATATCCACATGGCGGCCGATGGCCTGCTCGATGGCTTCGCTCATGCCGCCGCCGCATGCGAATTCGTCGACGATAAGCTCGTCGTCCAGGCCCAGGATGAATTGAGGTGTTTGCATTGCCAACGCCTCACTTCGCTGGCTGGTTGGCCGTCGCAATAGACGCGTCGATCGCGTCGTCGAGATCCTGCCCATTCAGCACCACGTTGTCAGGTGTGCGACCCGCAAACACGCCGCCGAACTCGATGGTGCTCAGGTCTCGGCTGTGCAGGAAGTCGTAGCGCGCGGCCTTCTTGACCGTCTCAGCATCCACTGCAGGCGCAGCAGGTGCAACTTCTGGAGCCTGATCCGCGAGGTGCTGCAGCTCCTCCGCCAGCTTCCGCAAGTTTTCGCTGCTCCGGTCCTTTCCTGAACGAGACGCCATGTTTGCGAACGTTGCCATGCGCTCCAGCTCGTCGCGCGCCACGGGCCATGCCATGGGTGCAGGCGCAGCAGATGCAAGCGCGGCGCGCGCCTTCCAGACGAGCCAGTACGTGGCGACCTCGAATTCCTCGTAGCTTTCACCTTCCCGTTTTAGCGAAAAACCGGAAGTATCTTTGAGCATGAAGGCCTCGAATGCTTCGCGCTCATCGCTCACTGCCAGCGGGCCATGGATCAGTTCCCAGAGTGTGCGGCGCTCCCATTCCTCGTTCGCAAACTGTTCGGCCGTCATGGCTTCACGCTCGCCCTCCAGGTCATGGAGCCGCTGCGCCGCGTCAATGACGTGGCGCTCGGGCACGCCCACGCCAAAGCTGCCGCCGCCAATGCGCGCCGGCTTTGTGAGCAGAGCTGCAGGCGCAGGTGATGTGGTCTGCGGCACATAGTTCACGCACGGCAGGGTTTCGCCATCCAGTACCTTTGTCCGCGCCTGGCCGGCAGCGGAGGGCACCTCGACAGCCTCCCCGAGGATCACTCCCCAGCAGACGGAGACCACTTCTGGAGACCAACCGTATGCACCTGCATCAGTGCGGAACAGGCGAAGAGTTTCCTCCGCTTCGTCTTGCGCCTTCTGGGCTGTCTCGTGGCGCTCGAATCCGCATTCGTTGTCATGGCTGAAATACCCCACGACCCGGGCCGGCCCCGCCACAGCGGCAACCATCGCTGCATCAAACGCGGCGTCGAGCTTGCGGACAACTTCGCCCGGCCCATCGGATGCAATGATGCCCGCGGAGTTGATCAGATCGGACGGCTTCATCGGGTGGGCACGTGGCGCCGCGGCCGCTGTGGTGGATGCAGGCGAATCGGACAGCACGCCGCAATGAGGGCAGTGGTAGACGGTAGTCTGCTCCGGTGCGATGCTCTCGCCCCGCGCTGTCAGGAATGCGCAGAAATTGGCGACGTCCACAGGGTCGCCCTTGGCTACGTGCTCGCGCAGAAGATTGGACAGGTGCTGCTGGGTGCATTCCGGCGTGTCCCAGCCACTGCGGCCTTTGGCGCGTGCCTTGGCCAGCTTGGTGACCATTGCCATGGCCAGGAGCCCGACAGCGTTGTCGTCGTCATGGGTGATGTTGATTGCGATCATTGGTGGGCCTCCTCAGTCTCGGTATTGATGATTTCCAGCTCGGTGTAGTCGGCGGTCAGGTTCCAGCGCTCGGCCGCGTCCAGGGCGTCCTCGTCGAGCAGGTCGACCTTGGGGTCGATGGGCAACTCGATCAGCCACGCGCGGTCGCCGAGGCGCTCGGTGACCATGGCCAGGCGTCCCCTGGTGGGCAGGAGCTTCTTGCCGGGTCCGCGCAGGTCGACGCGGATGCGGACCTGCTGCAGCGGTTCGATGGAGTTGGGAGTGGCGACCTCGGCGGCGGCCATCGCGTCGGCGATCGCGCGGGCGGCCTCGGTGGCCGTGGCCTTGCCTTTCTTCAGCTTGGGGGTGGCCTGGTCGGTCGGCGTTGCAGTGCCAGCGCGGGCTGCGGCCTCGGCCTTCATCTCGCGCTGTACCTGGGCCTGAATCTGCTGCAGGTCGACTTGGGCCAGCGGTGCAATGACATCCAGCTGGCGGGCCTCGTTTGTAGGGCGGTCGAAATGGGGCTCGAGATCGACGGCGCTGGTCAGCATCAGCAGCACCATGTTCTGCAGCCGGACGCCGGTGCCTACGGCTTTCGCCACGGCCGCTTCAAGATCAGCTTCGCCGAAGGACGGGACGAGGTTGAAAATGTGCTGCAGCAACTCGTCCTCGGTCTCGCGTGCAACCGCCAGCACGATCCTGTGCGCCACGGACAGCGGTAGCTCATCCAGTGCTTTCGGGTCGGTCTTGGTGCGCAGGCCGTCAATCGTCGCGCGCACGGCCGCGAGCCGCCAGCGGCGCTGGTACTCGGCCTGCAGCTCGTCACGCGTTGGCTCGGCGGCCTGCTCGGTCTGGGCCTTTGCGGTCGCCTGGCGCTCGCCCTTGACCTTCACGGCCGCGCTAGCGGTGTGCGTGGGCACGGCTTCCACCAGGTTGCCGCTGGGCGCCTCGATCAGCACCACGCTGGCTGCCGGCACGTCCTGGCCCAGCACCTGGCGCACGGGTGCGCTGCTGCCCTGGCTGGGCTTGTCCAGCAGCAGGTAGCCACGGGGCGCGCCGTTCTCGCTGGGCATGATGTCGCGGGCCTGGCGGCCGGTGATGATCTGCTGCCCGCGCTGCTGGGCCTGGGCCTTCACGCGGTCGAAGTGGGCTTCCTTCTTGTCGGCAAAGCATGCGGTGTCAGTACAGACGTCTGCATCGTTCTTGTCCCACAGCTCGGGCGACGCGCCTGTGTGCTTGGGGCAGACCGTGCATGCGCCGGCAGCGGGGCACAGGGTCGCGTCGTCGAGCGCGAAAGGGGCCTGGTCCAGCTTGAGCATGTAGCTGCGGCGTGCCAGGTCCAGCGCGTTGCGATAGCTCATGGGGCCGTTGTCAGGGCCGCCGGTGAGCACGCGCTGCGTGTACTCGGCCTGGATGGCCTGCGTGGGCCGCTGGGCCACCAGCAGGGCCACGCTGCGCGTGAGCGTGCCTGCCTTGAGGCCGGTGATGGCCTCGGGGCACAACGTCAGCAGACGCAGGGACTCGAACACATGGGTGCGGCTCTTGCGCAGGGCCTCGCCAGCTGTGTCGGCGTTCATCCCGTGGTCTTCGACCAGGCGCTGCACGCCCAGGGCTTCGTCCAGCGGGTTGAGGTCGATGCGATGCAGGTTTTCGATCAGCTGCATCAGCTGGGCCTGCATGTTGTCCGCATCCCGCTCAAGATAGGGGACGGCGCGCAGGCCTGCGATCTGGGCGGCGCGGTAGCGGCGCTCGCCGGCGATGATTTCGTGCGTGGCGTGGCGCGTGGCCGCGTCCTCGAACGTGTCCTGCAGGCGCTCGGCCGGCAGGCGGCGCAGCAGCAAGGGCTGCAGCACGCCGTACAGCTTCATGGTGGCGGCCATGTCGTGCAACGCATCGTCCTCGACCACGCGGCGATTGGTGCGGCTGGGCACGATCTGGATGATGGGCAGCGTGGGGTGCTGGTCCGCTGCGTCAGCGGGGCCGCGATCGTTCACGACCTCGAAGGCATCCATGGGCAGGTTGACCAGGCTGTCGCCCACGGCGATCTGGTACTGGCGCCCGCCCGGCGTCTTGCCGATCACCTTGCCGCGCTGGCCGGCCTGGGGGTGGGGCTTGCCGCCCTTGCCCGTGGCCTCGGTGCTGATGACGATCTCGCGGTCGATCAGGGGGTCTTTATTTTTGGGAGCCACGGGCGGCCTCCTTTTCATTGAGCTGCTGCACGCGCTCGGCGGCCACCTTGCGGCGCTCGTCGAGTTGGTCGGTGGGCATGGGGTCGAATTGATCGCATTGCGTGGTGGCTGCAAACGTGTGGCCTGGTGCGTACCGCTTGCCGCAGTGCGCGAAGCCCAGGCGCACCATGCGGGCGTCGCTGGTGTCGGGCTGCCAGTGCGAGCAGGCCCTGCAGGCGGGCTTGCTCATGAGTGGCACCGGGGGTACACGCGCTTGCCGCTGATCAGGCTGGGCAGCTTGAAGGCGTCCATGGCGCCCGGGCGTACGGACGGCTGCAGCTCCGTTGCCACCAGGGTGCCCTTGGTGGTGCTGGCCCGGATCGGTTGCTCGCGCACGGGGGTGGTCACGCGCTCGCGCATGCGGCGTTGGCGCAGCGCTTTGGCGGATGGCACAGGCTCTTGCGCAGAGTCGATGGCACGGCGATTTGTGCCAAAGCCGGCGCCGTGGTTGATGGGGGTCAGGGCGGTTTTCATGCGAGATCCTTGCGGGGGCTGGCCGTGGACACGGCGCGGATGAGTTGGGCCAGGCAGTCCATGCGCTGCCAGGTGAAGCGGGGGGTGGAGGTGTACAGCTCGGCCTGCTGGCCCTTGAGCTGGCGCGCCAGCGTCATGGCGGCATGGCTGCTGCTGGCTGTGTTGTCTGGATAGATGTGCCGGGCATGCACGGCCTGGCCGTCCTGCGTCTTGAGTTCGACCTCGAGCACTGGCCGGCCATCGGTTGCGGTGCGGCAGACGCAGGCGGTGACCTGCCCCTGAATGCGCAGCTCCATGGTCAGCCTCCTGTGAACAGGTGGATTGCCGATGCGATGAAGGGGCCGGCGATCAGGGCCGCGGCAATGGCAGTCAGGGCCACCAGTTGACGGCGCACGATGCGTTGATGCCGGCGGTTGGGGTGCGGCCCATCCAGTTCAATGCGCGGCCTGCTCATGGCTGCACCCTGATGGCCGAGGCGCTGTGCACGCGGTGGAAGCACTGCGCCAGGAGCACGGCCAGGCCTCCGCTCAGGTAGGGGCCGGTGAAGGTGCGGCCGGCGACACGTACGCGGTAGGTATTCATGCCGGCCTCCCCTCGAATGCGTGCTCGGCCAGGAAATCCTTGGTCAGCGGGTATTGCCGCAGGTACTCGCCGAAGTCGATGGCGGCGCCACGGCCGCGCCAGTGGATCAGCTCCCGGTACAGCTCCGGCCTGGTCTGGGCTGGTGGTGCCGTGTCGATGACGAAATAGCGCCGGTCGTCGGGGCCGATGGGTGTGGCATCGGCGGTGACGAAAACGAGATTCAGGCGATTGAGCTCGGTGCGAACGGGCTGCGCCTTTGCGTTGATTTGCAGGGTGGGGTGGCACATCAGGGCCTTGATGTGCTCGCGATGCTTGTGGACTGTGGGCAGCTCGTCGAACTTCACCAGGCGCTTGCCTGACAGGAAGCCGTTGAAGGGTTCATCCAGCAGATTGGCGCTGCCCAGCGGAAGGTAGGCGGCGCCGTGAATGAGGTCCATGGCGTCCAGCAGCATGGCGGTGCCGTTGCCGCGCGGGCCGCGCAGTATCAGGGCCTTGCTGAGCTTGCCGTGCGGGTGCTGCAGCGGGTGCGCCAGCCAGGACAGCAGCAGGCTGGCGGTGATGGGGTTGGGCTGGCCGCCGGGAGCGCTGGTGAGGTGCTCCACCAGGTTGAGCGTGGGTTGGACGGTGCTCATGCTGCATCTCCCATGTGGCGCTTCAGGCTCTCGCGGGCGTGCAGCAGGCGCATGGTCAGCAGGCCGAGCGTGGTTTCCCGGCCCCAAACGCCCGGTCGGCCTGCGTATTTGATCAGGGGATCGAGCAGCTCCGCCCAGCGCGCGTATTCGTCCGGCGACAGGTCGCAGGAGGCGAGCTGCTGTTCTGGTGCTGGCAGCGTTGCATTCGCGGCCTCGGCGGCGGCTTGGGCGCGCGTGATGTCGATGGTGACGCGCACGACGTCGACCTGGCCGCGCAGCTTCTTCAGCAGCAGGCCGACATCGGTTTCTTGGTGGGGATCGTTCTCGAAGCCGGCGGCGAACTGCTCGGCCTCTTGAAGCGCTTCATGGAGCGCGAGAAGGGGGGCAAGGGACATGGAACCTCCAGCGCCCGGAATGGGCGTGGAGGCGATTATTTCCCCGGTGGGTAAAGTTGTCTATACCCTTTGGGGAAACTTGTGGCTTTCTGCTCAGCCCTTTGGGGAAGCTTTCTCAGCGTTCGCAGCCATCCTTACCGTTGCGTCGCTCAAGTCCGCCAGCATCAGACTCATCTCTTTCCCCACTCTGGCAAAGATGAACACCAACAAGCCACCAGCGATGCCTCCGATCGCGGCAGGAAATCCGGCCCGCATGGAAAGCGACAACCCACCGAGCAGGATCAGTACTGCGAGAACGACGCCGCACCAGTAGAGCAGGTTGGCTACGGCCCTGAACGTGGGATAGATGCTCGCCGCGCGCAGGGTGTCCACAAACTCTGCTGGGTCTACGTCGGTGCCATCACCCGCTGTTTGTTGACGGATGGGGGCTGCAGGCACGGCACGCCGTGGGGCCTGGGTCTGCGCAACCGCTTCCACCTTGCTGTAGATGGCGCCGCAGTGAGGGCATGCCAGGGTGGTTGATGGATCGATAGAAGCGGTCTGGCCGCACTTTAGACATTGCTTTGAGATCACCTGACAACCTCCTCCCGGTTCCGTTGTTTGAAGATATAGATCCTGGCTGAAGCGCGCTTTTCAGGCTGCGCTTCTATGGCTTTTTGTGAGGGCGTCTGCCTCCCGTGTCTCCACTACAGCTTGCACGGTAGCGTTGAGTCGTATCCAGTCTTCCCGCGTAAGCGCGTCAAGCCTGGCTCGGGCGATTGTGAAAGGCCAATCAACTGGTGCGGATTGCGCGGGCTCCTGCTCGCGGTTGTGCACGTTGTCCATCCATCCGACCTCGAGCTGCAGCTTGTCCTCAATCTCCCGCGCCATGGGGCTGCCCATGTTGTAAGGCTTGCCTCCCCGGTCGTGCCTTACGTTGGCGTTGAGTATTCGGGTAAGCGTGGCAGTCTCGTTCCGGGCATAGCCCAGCTTCTCGCAAAGGTTCGCCATCCCGGCGTGCTGGTCGACCAGCACTTGCAGGTTGGCGCGCCTGATTTCTTCAACAGTTCGCATCCGGGCGATTCCACTGTCCACGGGGGAAAAAGAAAATTCCCCAATGGGTCTTGCGTTACTTTCCCCATTGGGGAATAAAATGCGCGCCATGGACCTACTCAAATCTTGGTTGACCGGCGGGAGAGGGCGTTGCGCCGGGTTGGCGCGCCACCTCAACGTCTCGCCCTCGTTCGTGAACAAGATGGCGAACGGCGAGCGGCCCATCCCTGCCGAGCACGGGGCTGACATTGAGAAGTTCACCTTGGGTGCGGTCTCCCGCCCAGCGATGTTCCCTGTGCGGTGGAAACGGATCTGGCCCGAGATGGTGGATGCTGCGACGCAGGGCGCGGCCGCTCTTGACGTCGGGGATGGCAATGCATAGGCCCATCACCCGCCGCAACATGTTGGCGGCTGTACTTGCGATGTCGTGGGTCAGGACAGCCAGGCCCACCCACGCACGTGCGCCGATCTTCCCGGATCTCGCCAGCGACGTCGCTGCGTTGGACGCCGTCAGGCTCTCCGATCGCTGGATCGATTGGCGCGCTACGCGCCCGACCCACTCACTGCCGCCCCATGCAGGCCGGTCAGCAGAGTAGCCGTGGCCACATCCCCTTCTTTTTCCGCTGCCGCCCCGAACGTGGCCAGCGCTTCCGCGAAGCGCCGCTGCTCGGCCGCCGGCATGTGCTGCACGGCCAGCATGGTCAGCGCGCCCAGCGCCGCCTCGATGGCGTCGATGCGCTGCAGGGCCTCCTCGAGGCGCTGTGGTGTGTTGGCCGGCATGGATGTGTCCTTTCTTGGTTTCGTGGTTGCCAGGGGCGTGTTCCGCCCCGGGCGCATTTTCCGCCCGGTGCCCGTCCTGGGCCTGGGCGGCTTTTTCTTGCGAGGTTTCGGTGCATGGGTTCATGCACCGAAGTCTCTTTTTTTTGCCTCGCCGAGGCATTCCGAACGGTTCCGAAAGATTCGGAACGGTTCGGAACGGGGCCGGAAACCGGCCGGATCACAGTAGAGAGGTGACCCATGGATGACGATGAAATCCTGATGTATGACGATGAGTTAGACGCGGCCAAGGCGGCAGTGCAGCGCCTGGGTGGCGCCAAGAAGGTGGGCGAGATGCTCTACCCCGAGAAGACGCCCGAGGCCGCCGCACGCTACCTGCTGGATGCGCTCAACCCCTCGCGTTCCGAGCGGCTGAACCCGGGCCAGGTGCTGCTGCTGATGCGCAAGGCGCGCGAGATCGGCTTCCACGGCTTGGCTGCTTTCTATATGCGTGGCGCTGGATACGCCCCTCCAGTGCCGCTAGACCCTGTCACTGAGACAGCGCGCATGGCGCATGCACTGGAGCGTGTCATGGGCACAGCGCTGCAGATCGCAGCTCAGCTCCGGCAGATGAACGGGGGCAAGGACTGATGGACAACTATCAGGACGTCCTGCACCAGATGGAGCAGTTCGGCATTGAGCTGCGCCAACGCGACCTGAGCCTCATGCATGAGCGAATCCGTGGGGGCCGCAAGACCACCTGTGGTAAGGGCGGAAAGGATTGGTACAAGCTGCACCTGTGGCAGCCAGACGCCGGCGGCACGTATGTGGTCGGTTCGTTCGGCACCTATCGGCACGGTGGCGATTGGCAGAAGGTGGAGATTGACCTGGCGCCCCTGTCCGAGGCCGAGCGCGCCCGCCAGGCCGCCCACCGTAAGGCGCTGGCCGAGGCTGCAGCCCTCGAACGTGCCCACGAGATCGCCAATGCTGCGGCCGAGGCCATCGATATCTGGCGCAAGGGCGTGCGAGCGGCCACCACGCCCTATCTGGACCGCAAGCAGGTGCAGGGCGAGGCCTTCCGCGCGCTGGATCGCCCGCTGTCGCTGCGCTGGCCTTCCCGCAAGCGTGGCGAAGATGACGTGGTGGTGCGCCTGCCGGTCGGCACCACGCTGCTGCCCCTGGTGCGGCCAGATCTGCCGCGCGACCAGGCGCTGCGCGGCCTGCAGTTCATCAAGCCTGATGGCATGAAGATCTACCTGCGGGCCTTCGACAAGCCGGGCTGCTGCATACGCCTCGGCGAGATCGACGCCGGCAGCACCGCGCTGCTGTTGGTGGTCGAGGGCTATGCCACGGGCCTGACAGCCCGCATGGCGGTGGACCACCAGCACCCTGTGTTTGTGGCCCTGGACGCGGGCAACCTGGCCGAGGTGGTGCGCGTGCTGCGCGGCCTGTACCCGGCCACGCGCATCCTGATCCTGGCCGATGACGACTACATGACCCGGGACAGGCGAACGGGCGCGCTGATCAACCCGGGCCGCACTGCCGCCAGTCGGGCCGCCAAGGCCACGGACGGCTGTGACTTGGTCTGGCCCATCTTCAAGGCCTCGACACGGGGGCCGAAGGATACCGACTTCAACGATCTGCACGTCCTCGAGGGCCTGGACGTGGTGCGCCGGCAGCTGGTGGGCGTGGTCGAGGCGATGGCGAGGCGGTATGGCTGAGCACACCGACGACATCAACGCCGGCGGGGCCTCGTTCCCGCCACTGCCGCCACCGCATGCGACCGAAGAGTCGCATGCTTCGTCCGCTCTCGGCGCGTCAGCGCCGCTGGATAACTCTGTCGTGCACGTCGACTTTCAGTCGGGTGTGCGCGTGCCGGGCGAGGCGCAGGCCGAGCCATCTTCTTCGCGCCCCCGCCCCCCCAAAGTAAGCGCAGCTGCGCGCGACTCTGGGGATGGGGGTGGCAAGGCCCCTGCCGACAAAGCCGATCCGCCCGTGCAGGGTAAGAAGAAAGAGAAGACCGTCGACTGGGGCAAGTTCAACCACCTGGCAGAAAACTTCGTGCTGATCTACGGTACTGACACGGTATGGGATGGCGCGGAACGGTTGATCATGAAAATCGCCAACATGGGCCACGCCCATGGCGCTGACATGGTCCGCATGTGGAAAGCCAGTGAGAAGCGCAAGACCGTGCGGCTGGAAGACGTTGTTTTTGACCCGACCCTCAAGGTCGATCCGGCTAATAGCGTGAATCTCTACGACGGTATGGCGATGGTGCCAAAAGAGGGCGACGTCCAGCCAATGCTTGAGCTGGTCTCGTTTCTGACCAGCCGCGCCACTTCTGATGAAGCCGATACGGGCGACATCATGCACTGGCTGTTGTGCTGGTTGGCCTATCCACTCCAGCACCCTGGCGCCAAGCTGCGCACGGCCGTCGTCATGCATGGCGATGAAGGTGCCGGCAAGAACTTCCTGTTCGACATCATGGTCGCGCTGTACGGCAAGTACGGCGCACTGGTGGGCCAGGACGAGCTGGAAGACAAGCACAACGATTGGCGCAGCTGCAAGCTATTCGTGGTGGGCGACGAAGTGTCCAGCCGGGCGGAGCTGGTCCACAACAAGAACCGGCTGAAGGCGCTGATCACCTCGCCCACGGTGCAGATCAATCCCAAGCACCTGACCCGGCGCGAAGAGAAGAACCACATGAACATCGTGTTCCTCTCGAACGAGCTGCAGCCGCTGGCCCTGGACAACTCGGACCGGCGCTACCTGGTCGTCTACACGCCCAGGGCGAAGGACTTCGAGTATTACAAAGCGCTCGGCGAATGGCGGGACAACGGCGGTATCGAGGCCTTCTACCACTACCTGCTGAACTACCCGCTGGGCGACTTCCATGCGTATGCCCCGGCCCCCATGACTGACGCCAAGTCGGCACTGATTGCCATCAACCGCAAGAGCCCTGAGCTGTTCTGGTCGGAATGGCAGGCGGGCGAGCTGGATCTGCCGTACCACTCCTGTGCTGTCACCCAGGCGTATGCCGCCTACCTGAAATGGTGTCAACGAACCGGGGACCGTTACCCCTTTCCCCAGAAGGCGTTCACGCCCACGGTGATCCGGTTTGCAGAAGGGCAAGGCCATCCGATGCGCTCGAAGCCCATGAACGTTGTGCGGCCCGGCCAGGCCAAGAAGACCGAGCGCATGTTGTTGGTGACAGAGCCAATCCTGGGTGAGGGCGAGCAGCGCATGACAGAGGGCGAGTGGGCCACCTCGGCGGTCCGGGAGTTTGCGGATGCACTGCGCAAGTACTCGGGCTATGGCAGCGGCTCCCCGGCCCCCCAAGGGCAAGAGCCAGAGGTAGGTCAGTGATGCGGGCGAGTTACTCCATTACGAAGGTGCGTAACGCTGGAATCCAGCACTGGCGCGGGCTGTTACGTGATTACGCAGTTACGCATTCCACACACATGCATGCATGTGTGGGCAGGTGCGGGCGCATGCATGGGTGTGCGTGCATGCGTGTGCACGACATGCGTAACCACGTAAATGCGTAACTCGCTAGGCGTGGCGCGGGTTTCGTGTTTACGCGCGCTCGTAACCGCGTAATCACTTCTTTGTTTTTTAGAAGAGAGGAAGAAGAAATGGATAGGCAGGATCTGGCGACGGCAGGCGGCGCGGCGACCCCGGCCCACCCCATCGGGTATACCCCACCCCCCGGCATAGGTACTCCCGGCGCAGGGAATCACGGGGGTAATTCGGCCCCCGCGCGAGCGCCAGTGGCTGGTCTGGGGAAAAGTGAACGAAGTGGTGAACGCTGGGGGTCGAAGTGAACGGGCGCGTGGAACTGGTCACGCAGGCCGAGTACGCGCGGCGGCGTGGAGTGGCGAAGTCCGCCGTGGCCAAGGCCGTGAAGGAACAGCGCATCACCCTGATCGACGGGAAGATCGATCCGGCCGTGGCGGACATTCAGTGGCAGCAGAACACGCGCGCCAGGGCCGACAGCGGGCGCGCTGCCGCGTCGTTGCCGATAGAGCAGGGGGGCGGGCAGTCCACCGCAGAAAACGCGTCTCAGGGCCAGGATGCCCCAGCCGCTGCGCCCGGCGATGACTACCAGAGCCTGCGCGTGCGCCGGGAACGGGCATCGGTGGAGCGCGAGGAGCGCGAGAACGCCCGCGAGGCCAAGCTGTTGGTGGCCCGCGAGGCGGCCTGGCGCGGCGTGTTCGATGCCTTCCGTGCGCTACGCGACGAGGCCATGGGCGTGTCCCAGCGCGCAGCGCCGCAGTTGGTGGGGCTGGCGGACTCGCGCGAGATCGAACGCATCATCCACGACGAGCTGCGCAAGGCCTTCGGCGCGGCCGAGCGTCGTCTGCAGGGCGTCTTGCCTGGGGAGGCCGACCAGTGAATCTCGCCGACGGTTACGCACTGATGGTCCAGGCAGCGGTCGAGGGCATGCGCCCAGACCCCGAGCTGCGCTGCGACGAGTGGGCCGAAGAGTTCATGAAGCTGCCCAAGAGCGGTCCCAAACCGGGCGAGTTCCGCTTCGATCACAGCTATCCGGCCCGGCGCGTGCACCAGGTGCTTTCGCCAGGACACCCCTGCAAACGCGTGGTTGCCAAGGTCGCGTCGCAGATGTTCAAGACGCAGACGGCGCTCAACTGGATCGCCTCCCTGATCCATCGCCGGCCGCGCAACATCCTTGCCCTCGAGCCCACGGATACCCTGGTTAAGCGTTTCTCGGCGCGGGTCTCCACGATGATCCGCAACGTGCCGGAGCTGGCCGAGCGGGTGGCCGCTGCCAAGAGCCGTGATTCCCGGAACACGGTGCAGGCCAAGGATTTTCTGGGCGATGCGACCCTGTACATGAACACGGCGGGCTCGGCTGCCAACCTGGCCGAGGTCTCTGCCCCCTACATCTACGTCGACGAGATCGACCGTCTGGAACTGAACGTCGACGGCGAAGGCGATCCTGTCGAGTTGGCCGAGGCCCGGGCCACGCAGTACGCGAACGACAGCAAATTCTTCTATACCTCGAGCCCCGCCATCGAGGGCTTCTCGAAGATCGACACCCTGTTCGAGATGGGCACCAAGGAGTACTACCACGTCCCTTGCCCTCATTGCGGCGAACTGCAGCCGCTGCTGCTGGAGAACTTCAGGTTCCGGCGCGACGAAGAAACGGGCTTCATGGATCGCGCCTGGTTCGTCTGTCCGCACTGCTGGTGCGAGATCGACGAGCGGCACAAGACCATGATGCTGCGCGACGAGGTCGCCGGCGGACGGGCGCGGTGGGTCGCCACGGCGCAGGGTGATGGGGAGACGGTCAGCTTCACGCTGTCGGCCTTTTACATGCCTGTCGGTGCGGTGACATGGCTCACGCTGGCGCGACAGTACGCCCGGGCGAAAGATCGCCTGGCGCGCGGCGACCATGAGGGCATGCAGGTGTTCTACAACACGCGCCTGGGCCTGTCGTACAAGAATTCCGAGACCGTGACCACGGCCAAGCAGCTGCGTGACAGGGCCGAGAAGTACCCGCTGCGCGTGCTGCCGGACGCGGCCCTGGTGGCCACCATGACGGCAGACACCCAGCCCAACCGCCTGGAGGTGCAGATCGAGGCCTGGGGGCCTGGCATGGAGCATTGGGTGATCGATTTCATCGTGCTCAATGGCCCGCCCACGGACCCACCGGAGACACCCGGCAGCGTGTGGCAGCGCCTGGATGAGATCCGGCGCACGCCCCTGCTGCACGCCTCGGGCCGGCCCATCATGATCAGCGCCTATGGCATCGATGCCGGTGGCGCGAACACCCAGGACGTCTACAACTACGGCGCGGCCCGCCGCACCCTGAATTGCACGGTGCTGCACGGCTCCTCGCGTCCGAACAAGCCCATCATGGGCAGCTCGCCCAGCCGCGTGGACATCGATTGGGGCGGCACCAAGACGCCTGGCGGCGTGGAGCTGTGGACGGTCGGTACCGACGTCGCCAAGGACTGGCTTTCCAACCGCATGCAGTTGCTCGAAGGCCCAGGCGCCATGCATTTCAACGATGCTCTGCCGCCCGAATGGTTCGACCAGATGGTGGTTGAGCAGTCGCGCACGCGCTGGCACAAGGGCCGCGCCATCCGCGAATGGGTCAAGCCCAACGGCGCCCGCAATGAGGCCTGGGACGTCAGCGTCTACAACCTGGCGATCGCGCACCAGTTGGGCCTGCACAAATGGACCCCGCTGGACTGGCAGCGGCTGCGTGACAAGCTGATCCCGCCTATCGGCGACTTGTTTGCGCCCGTGCCGGCGCCGGCCCCCGTGCTGGTGGCTCCACCACCCCTTACTGTGCCGCCGGCCCCGCCCTCGGCACCGGCCACTCCGGCGCCGTCGCCGGTACAGACGTCTGTACCTGCTGAGCCGCCAAGCCCCGCGCCTGTAGTCCTGCCGCCGCCGGCAATGCCGCCACCGGCACCTGTTCCCGCTCCGCCCGCTCCCTTGCCCCCCATTGCCCGACCGGCGCCTCGCCGCCGCATTTATTCGAGAGGAATCCAATGACCCGCCACGACGATCTACACGACCCCGAAGCCCTGCGCCTGGCAGCCGCCGCGCCGGGCCAGGATGACGATGCCGAGCCAGATGCCGGCGATGAGCAGCGAGATCTCGACCAGCTGTGCGAGCGCTGGGTGGCCTGGAAAGCCACGCGGCGCTTCTACGGGCCGTCGCCGAGCATGGGGTCGATCCTTGGCCAGCTCAGCAGCGCTCGCACCAGGCCGCTGCGTACCGATGGGCCGAACGCTGCCTGCAGCGCAGAGCTGGCGGCCTTTCATCTCGCGTACCAGTGCCAGCCGGATGCGCTGGACAAGCGGGTGTTTGACCTCTACTACGTGCATCGGGTCACGCCCGTGAAGGTCGCCGCCTCTGCGCTGGAGATCAGCCGACAGCACTACTACCTCGTGCTGGCCTCGTTCCGAAAGCGGCTTTACTCTGCGTCTCAAGCCATTCTTGAGGAATGGAATCCAGGCAATGGCGCAGAAGTCAAGGAATAAAGTGTCAGCTCTGGATATGACAATTTAGGGCTCGCTTCCATATGACACTTTGGCCCAAAATTCGTACTAATTCAGGTAGGTCTAAAAAATCCGCCTGACGCAGAAAACACCCTCCCGACACCCAACCGCAGCAGCGAAAGTCGGTATCAGCCCCCGGTCTCCGAAAGGAGTCGGGGGCTTTGTTTTGGAGCCTCCATCCATGCTTTCCATCCACCGCACGGGCGCCTCGATCGCCGACGTGATCGCGTCCGTGCGCGGCGTGCCGTCGCGCATGATTCCCTATGCGGCGGCCACGGCGCTGACGCGCTGCGCCAAGCAGGCGCAGACCGAGGATCTGCCGGCCGAGATGCGCAAGGTGTTCTCGAACCCGGTGCCCTACACGCTCAACGCGCTGCGCATCGAACCCGCCACCAAAGACAACCTGGTGGCGCGCGTGATGGTCAAGACCGGCGCGCACGCCCCGGGCGTGGCCCCGGAAAACTTCCTTTTCCCCGAGGTCGAGGGCGGTGCGCGCAAGCACAAGGGCCTGGAGATGGCCCTGCGCTATCAAGGCGTGCTGTCGCCCACGCAGTACGCCATGCCGGGCGCGGCGGCAAAGCTGGATGCCTACGGAAACGTCAGCGGCGCCCAGGTGCGCACCATCCTCAACGCCCTCAAGGGCATCCGCGCGGCCAGCTCCACGCGCGACCGCGCCACGGGCGCCAAGCTGCGCAAGGGCCGGCGCCTGGCCAATGACATGTTTGTGGGCCAGCCGCAGGGCGGCGGCCGGCCGGACGGCATCTGGCGGCGCGAGGGCAAGCGCCTGCGCCCCCTGTTCATCTTCACCACCGACGCGCCGGACTACTCGGTCCGGCTCGACTTCAGCGGCACCGTGCAGCGTGTGGCGATGGAGCGCTTCCGCCCCGAGTTCGAGCGCGCGATCGCTGACCTCCAAGCCAAAGGATCATGGCAATGAGCACCCCCGCCACCGAGCTGGAACAGGCGCGCGAGCGCCTGCAGGCCTATCTCGCCGCCGAGCTGCGCATCCTCAATTCGCAGGAGTACACCATCGGCAACGGCCAGACCGCCAGGCGGAATCGCCGGGCCGAACTGGAGTCGGTGCGCGCCGGCATCCAGCAGTGCCGCGCCGACATTGCGCGCCTGCAGGGCCAGACCAGCCGCGTGCGCCGTGTCGCATATCTCTCCCCCCGGTAAGCCGCCATGAACCTAAACATGCTTGACCGCGCGATTGCAGCGGTGGCTCCGGGCTGGGCGGCTAATAGGGCGCTGTCCCGCGCCAAGGTCGAGGCCCTGGGCGCCATGCAGGCCATGGGCGGCGAGATGCCCACGGCCGGCTCTGCCTCGCCGCGCCGCTTCTGGAATCCCCGGCCCCGGGATGCCCGGTCGGACACGATGCGCCAACTGCCGTTCCAGCGCGCCGCATCGCGCGAACTGGCGCGCACCAGTCCCATCGCCGTGGGCGCCATCAACACCAATATCGACCGCGTCGTGGGCACAGGCCTGGCGCTCAGCGCGCAGCCTAGCCTCGCGGTGCTGGGCTGGTCCAAGGACCGCGCCCTGGCCTGGAAAGCCAAGGTGCAGCAGGAATTCAGCCTGTGGGCCGACAGCACCGAATGCGACATCGAGGGCAAGCAGAATTTCTATCAGCTGCAGGCCCTGGTGCTGCGGTCGGCGTTGGAAAGCGGCGACTGCTTCTCGCTGCTGCCTGATGGCGAGCGCACGGCCACCCAGCCCTACAAGCTGCGCATCCAGGTGCTGGAGGCCGACCGTGTCGGCAACCCTGGCGGCAAAGCCGATACGGACACCGAGGCCGGCGGCGTGCGCCTGAACGCCCACGGTGCCCCGGAGGCCTACCACCTGTACGACAGGCATCCAGGCAGCGGAACGGCGATGGCGGGCGGCCTGTACCGGGGTGAATGGATCGAGCGGCTCGGCCGCAGCGGTCGGCGGCGCATGCTGCACCACTTCCGCTGCCTGCGTCCCGGCATGCCCCGGGGCGTGCCCTATCTCGCGCCCATCATCGACTGCATCAAGCAGATCTCGCGCTACACAGAGGCCGAGATCATGGCTGCTGTGCTGACCGCCTACCTCACGGTGTTCATCGAAGCGCCAGGCGGCAACTCGGCGCCGGTGTTCGACGGCGCGAGCGCGACTCACTCCGAGGCCCCTGCCGATATCGCCCTGGGGCAGGGCGCGGTCGTAGGCCTGGAGCCGGGCGAAAAGGTTCACATGGTGAACCCGATGCGGCCGAATCCGAATTTCGAGCCCTTCATTCAGGCCGTCATCAAGCAGATGGGTATTGCTCTGGGCATCCCCTTTGAGCTGCTGATCAAGCAATTCAACTCCAGCTATTCCGCCAGCAAGGCCGCGCTGCTGGATGCCTGGGTGTACTTCCGCAGCGTGCGCTACTGGCTGTCGCTGAGCTTTTGCCAGCCCGTTTTCGAGACCTGGCTGGCCGAGGCCGTGGCCATCGGCCGCGTGCCCGCGCCGGGCTTCTTTGCTGACCCGCTGCTGCGTTGGGCCTACACGCGGGCCGCTTGGCCGGGCGACAGCATGGGCAGCATCGATCCCAAGGCGGAAGTGCAGGCGTATGTCGAGGCCATCGACGCGCGGCTGATGACGCGCGAGCGCGCTGAGTGGGAGCTGTTCGGCAGTGGCTGGGACGAGACCTACGACCAGAAGCTGGCCGAGTACGAGCGCCTGGTGAAAGACGGAATGCTGCCCACGCCCAAGGCCGGCGCCGCTGCGCCCCAGCAGCCGAAGAGCAACCCCAAGAACCCCGCAACGCAGGAGCCTGCATGAGCACAGATTTCACGCCGCTGGTCGAGCCGCACCACGCGCGCCGCCGTCTGGCATTCGATCCCACGGTGAACCTGGGCCACATCCTCACCTTCGTGGGCGCCTTGGTCGCTGGCGTCTCGGCATACAGCACGCTGGACAAGCGCATCAGCGTCATCGAGTCCCAGGCCGCCGTTGTTACCGACCGAACCCGCGAACAGGACTCGCGCATGAAAGAAACGCTGTCTGACATCAAGAGCGATGTCAAAGACCTGCAGCGTTCGCTCAACGACGTCAACCGCAATCTCGGTGGCACGCCTACAAGGGGGAGCGCACCATGACGCTGCACGACCTGATCCTGGGCGCCTGGGCCATCGAGCCGGGCATGCTGCGGGAGATCCAGGGCATCTACGCCATGCATCTGCGCGGCGAGAGGCTGGACCTCGACGCCATTGAGGCCCGGCTGGGCCGGCCGCTGGCGCACGAACAGCAGGAGTACGAGGTCTTGCCCGGCGGCGTGGCGCTGTTGAGGCTGTCCGGCGTGATGGCTCCCAAGGCCAACCTATTCATGCGCGTGTCGGGCGGCATCAGCACCCGGCAAGCCACGCTGCAGATAGAAAGCGCCCTGGCGGACGCTCGGGTGCGCAGCATCGTGGTGGCGATGGACACGCCTGGCGGCAACGTGATCGGCGTGCCGGAGTTCGCCCAGGCCATACACGATGCCGGTGCCATCAAGCCGCTGGTCATACACGCCAGCGAGATGCTGTTGAGCGCGGGCATGTGGGCTGGCAGCGGCGCCAACGCCATCTATGTCAGCGGCTCTGTCGTCAGCGTGGGCAGCATCGGCGTGGTGGTGGACCGCGAGTTCGACCCCTCGTCTCGTGTGCAGCAGGAAAGCATCACTGCGGGCAAGTACAAGCGCTTGTCCAAGCCCAACGAGCCCCTGTCCGATGAGGCCCGGGCCGTTGTCCAGGCGGACGTGGACTACGTCTACACGCTGTTCGTGGACGACGTCGCGCGGTACCGGGGCGTCAGTGCCGAACAAGTTCTGGAGCACATGGCCGATGGCCGCGTGTTCCGTGGCCAGCAAGCCATTGATGCGGGGTTGGTGGACGGTGTCTCCACCCTCGACGCATTGCTGGAGCGCATGGCCGCAGATCCCACCGAGTTCGCGTCGCGCCGCAAGGCCGTGATCAAGAAGCCGGTGGCCCCGTCAGCAAGCGCCGGTGCTGCGCCCAAAGACAAAACCTCAACCCGTGATCCAAAGGAAACAGCAATGTCCGATCCCATCACGCGTGCGTCTTTCGAGCAGGACCACGCCCCACTCTTCGCGGCCATCAAAGCCGAGTTCCTCATTCTGGGCGCCACCCAGGAGCGCGACCGCATCCAGGCAGTTCTCGCCGTGGGCGATGGCTTGCCCGGCCATGAGGAGCTGCTGCAGGGCCTGGCTTTCGACGGCAAGACCTCGGCGGCCGACGCCGGCCTGGTGGTGCTCGGCGCGGAGAAGGCGCAGCGCGCGGCGGCCATCGAGGCCCATAAGCAGGACGCGCCGCCTGCCGCCAAGGGCAGCGCCGCCCCGGCCGACAAGGGCGAAAAGACCAAGGCGCAGCAGGTCGAAGAGGCCAAGGCCGTGGCGAAGGAGAAGGGCATCAGCCTCGTCGCCGCGCTCAAGGAACTGGGCTACGCCAGTTGAGCGCCCGGATCGTCAACCCATCACTAGGAGCAACAACATGCCCTCCGGGAACATTTCCACTCTGACCCTCACCGTGGTGGCGAGCGGCGCCGTCTCGGCCGAACGCTTCGTCACGCAGTCCGGCGGCTATCCCGCCGCCGGCGGCGTTGCCTTCGGCGTCACGCGCACCAGCGCGGCCCAGGCCGGCGATCTGCTGCCCGTCGACGTGCTGGGCACATCCATCGTCGAAGCGGGCGCTGCCGTCACCCTGGACGCAGCCCTGATGGTCGACGCGCAGGGCCGCGTCGTGCCCTTGACCGTGGGCAGCAAGAGCCCCGTGGCCCGAGCGCTCGGCGCAGCTGCCGCAGCGGGTGAGCGCATCGAAGTTCTGCTGGTTCCGTCCGCCGGCCTGGTCAGCGCTGCCGCCTGATCCATCCCATCCCTGAATCACTCTCTGGAGAAACTCATGCCGCAACCCAACCTTTCCGATCTCCGCGTCGTCGATCCCATCCTCACCGAGGTGGCGCGGGGCTACGGCTCGCCAAATGCAAAGATCGCCAGCATCCTGTTCCCCGTCGTGCAGGTCGGCCAGCGCGCCGGCACCATCCTGGTTTTCGGCCCTGATAGCTTTCGCCTGGTGAACACGGCACGTGCGCCCGGTGCGAACACCAAGCGCATCCAGCTGGGCTATGCCAAGGGCAAGTACTCGCTGGTGGACCACCGCCTGGAAGGCCAGGTACCCATCGAGAATGAAGAAGAAGCCCAGGCCGTGCCCGGCATCGACATGGGCGCAATGGCGGTCAACACGGTGCAGGACGTGATGGCCAATGAGCGCGAGAAGCTCGCAGCCGATCTGGCGCGCAACCCGGCCAACTACCCCACGGAGAACAAGACGGCCTTGTCCGGCTCCAGCAAGTGGACCGACCCCAACAGCAACCCAGCCGAGGATGTCAACGAGGCCAAGGAAGTCGTCCGCAAGAAGATCGGCAAGAAGCCTAACGTCATGACGCTCGGCCCCAAGGTTCTGACGGCGTTGCGCAACCATCCCAAGATCCTGGACCGCATCAGCGTGACGGTGGACCGCGTGCCCGCGACCATCGATCAACTGCAGCGCCTGCTGGAAATTGAACGCATCGTCGAGGGCGAGGCCACCTATTACGATGGCTCCGGCTTCCAGGATATGTGGGGCCTCGACGCCATCCTGGCTTACACCACGCCTGCCTCCATGCAGCAGCGCGGCTCCCCGAACTACGGCTACACCTACCAGCTCAAGGACCGCCCGCAGGTCGAAGAGCCGTACTTCGACAAGAACACGCAGACGTGGTACTACCCCGTCTCCGACGCTTACAGCCCCGAGCTTGTCGGTGCCACGGCAGGTTTCCTGTTCCAGGGCGCGGCAGCGTAACGGCCATGCCGAAGTACACCGTACTGTCACCCGTCAAGCATGACGGGAAGCGCCACAGCTTGGGCAGCACCATTACGCTCAAGGCCGACGAGGGCGCGGCCCTGGTCGCCCTGGGCGTGCTGGAAGATCCTGCCATCGACGCTGCCCGCGCTGCTGCCGAGAAGGCCGAAGCGGAACGCTTGGCCGCAGAGAAGGCTGCAGCCGAGCAGGCCGAAGCCGAGCGTTTGGCCGCTGAGAAGGCAGCAGCCGAGCAGGCCGAAGCCGAGCGCCTGGCCGCTGAGAAGGCAGCAGCCGAGCAGGCCGAAGCTGAGCGCCTGGCCGCTGAGAAGGCAGCAGCCGAGAAGGCCGAAGCCGAGCGCTTGGCTGCCGAGAAGGCCAAGGGCGGGAAGGCCTGACCATGCTGGACCTCGACCGCGACCTGCGCGAGGTGTTCTACGGCGACGACTTCGCTCTGACGTTCTCCATTGAGCGCCAGGGCGCAGTCGTGGGCTCGGCCGCAGGGATTCTCGGCGTCATGGACGACGAGGCCTTGGACGGTCGGGTCTTCGCCGCAGAGCGCACGCTTCGGCTGCCCTCCATCCACGACCTGCATGAGCGCGATGTGCTGGTGATGCTTGCCGATGAGCCCACGATCGGCCTGCGGGTTGGGGATCGTTTTCGTGTACTGGCCGAGCCGCGGCGCGTCAACGATGGATCTGAGATGGAGGCGCTGCTGGGCAGCGTGCAGCCATGAGCAAACCCCATCCTGACGTGCTGCGCTACGGCGCGCCTTTCGTGATCGGACGCACCGTCTACCAGGCGCTGCAGGCCGCCCCAGGCTTGCAGGGTGCAGCCTTGCTCGACAACCCCTTGGCCGCTGCCGACCTGAAGACAGGCGGTCGGGTGCTGTTCGTGGAAGACCAGGCGGACAAGCCCAGGGGCGAGCAGCCCGGCCAGCGTCCCCGACGTTCCTACGGATTCTCCCTCGGGGTCATCAGCCGGGTGGAAGCCGCACGCGAGCAGGCCCATGCCGACTACCGCGTCGCCAAGCGTGCCGTGCTCGAGTGCATGCCGCTGCTCACGCAGATGGGCATCGAGATCGAGGGCGGCGGCATGGCCGAGGGCGAGGTGCGCTACCAGCTCGAAAACATCGACGTGGGCGGCGCCCTGGTTTTGGGCCTGTTTACGCTCGCCTACCGCGATCCGACATAGGTGTCGGATCGATTCAGCAGATTGCCCGCCTTGCGCGGGTTTTGTTTTTTTGGAAGGAAATCACCATGTCCACTACAGCACGTGCCATCCTGGCCGGCGGTCTTGTCTCGCTGAATCCCTGGAACACGGCCACTCTGGCTTACGACGGTTTCGGGCCACCACTGGATGCCGACAAGTTCGAGATCAAGCCCAATTTCGAGGAGAAGGTCTCGGAATCCCGGTCGCACCTCGACTATGGCCAGGCCCGAGCCTCGGTGGTGCTGCCCAAGCCCACCGAGATCACCATCGAGCTGTCGGCCGCCAGCACGACCGCCATGGCGATGCAGTTCCAGGGCCTGGTCGCAAAGCTCACTCAGGGCGCCGGCACGATCACTGCCCAGGAAATGACGATCAGCGCCGTGGGCGTCTGGTTGTCGGTGGGTAAGCGCAACCTGGTGGAGCAGGGCTTCTCTCTCGCCCCCGATGGTGCAGGCGATCCTTTTGTCCTTGGCACTCACTACGAGGTCAATTGGCTGCGCGGGGAGATCCGCGTTCTTGCGGTCGACGGCGCGCCGGCCAAGAACGATGTGGTGAAGCTGACCGCGACATACCAGGCTGTCGACGGCAAGAAGATCCTGGGCGGGCGTGTCACCCAGGTGCGTTGCCAGGCGCGCTTCGATGGAAAGAACATGGTCGACGGGTCGCCTATCGAAGTGGACGTCCACGAATGCGTGCTGGGCGCCAACAACGGTTTCGACTTCCTGGGCTCGGACTATTCGGCCATCACGCTGACCGGAAAGATCGTCACACCGCCCGGTAAGACCGAGGGCTACGAGGTCCGTCTCCCGACTGCAGGCGACTGATCAGCGGCGCGGTGCAGACGTCTGTACCGCGCCCATCAGCAGCAGCACCGGCCATCCCACCACCACGGTGGCGATGGCCCCGGCGCCGACCGCCATCAGGCGCTCGGAATCCAGCCACAGGCCCAGCAGGGCCAGCGGCAATCCCGCGCACACCAGCGCGATGCACCAGATCAATCCTCTCATCACCTGACCTCTGAGCGCCCAACATGGCAGACCCAAAGATCAAATACGACATCGAAGCCGCCGTCAAGGGCGAAGCCGATGCCGAGCAACTGGCGAAGACGCTGCGGGATGTCGGGGATGTGCTCGAGGGCGATCTGCAGAAAAGCGCCCAGGACGCAGCCCAGGCCCTCGAGGCGCTGGGCGCCAAGCAGCGGGCGCTGAATGAATTCGGGGCACTGAAGCTGCAGACGCAGTCTCTGTCGCAGGAGTTTGAAAAGGCCGTCTCCACCGTCGATCGGTTGGGCAATGAGCTGCAAGAAGCGGGCGGCAAAACGCAGACACTCGCCACCGCCGAGAAGACCGCGACCACAACCACACAGCAGGCGCACACCGAACTGCAGCGCAAGAAAGACGCGCTCAAGGCCGTGCGCGATGAGACCACGGGTACAGCCAGGCGCACGGACGACTACCGCAATACTGTTGCTGGCCTGAAGGAGGGCATCAAGGCTGCGACCGCTGAGCTTAAGTCTCAGCAGGCCGGCCAGCGCGAAGCGGCCCAGGCGGCGACAACAGCGCAGAATGCCGAAGCGGCTCTGCGCAAGGAATACGACCTGGCCATCGGCAGCGCCGCGAAGCTGTCGAGCGAGCTGCGCGTCAAGAACGGCACACTGGCCGCCGTGCGGGACCAGATGCAGGCCGTGGGCCTGAGCACCACGAACCTCACGGCGCAGGAGCGCAACCTGCAGGGCGCCGTGCAGCAAGTCCGCGAGGCCGTGGCGGCCATGGCGCCGGCCTACCAGCACGCCGCCGCAGCATCCTCGCAGTCCACCCAGGTGCAGGCAGCGAACCAGCGCACGCTGCGCGAGGGCATGTCCTCAATCAGCACGCAGCTGCAGCGTATCCAGCAGATCGCTACGGTTGCGATCGGGGGCGGCTACTTCGGAGGGTTGATAAAGGACGTGGCCGCCACGGCCGACGAATTCAAGAACCTTGAGGCCCGTGTCAAGCTCGCCACCGGCGAAGGCCCCCTGTTCGAGAAGTCCTTCGGCGGTGTGCAACGCGTTGCCCTGGCGACCAACAGCTCGCTGGAGGAAACCGGCAAGCTGTTTGCACGCCTGACCAAGACCTCGCAGGAAAGCGGCATGGCGGCAGCCACTGCGCAGGATCGGGCGTTGCGACTGACAACCACCATCAACCAGGCCACGCAACTGTCGGGCGGCGCGGCCGAATCCGCCAAGGCCGCGCTGACGCAGCTGATCCAGGGCCTGGATGCGGGCGTGCTGCGGGGCGACGAATTCAACTCGGTGATGGAGCAGGCGCCGCGCTTGGCCGAGGCGCTTTCCAAGGGATTGAACGTCACCACGGGCGAGTTGCGTGAGATGGCCGGGCAGGGCGCCCTGACGGCGGAAACTGTCATGAAGGCTCTGGAGGGCCAGGCCGATGTGGTGGCGCGCGAGTACGGCAAGCTGCCGCCCACCGTGGGCCGTGCCCTGCAGAACCTCTCCACGCAGTGGACCCTGTATGTGGGCGCGGCCGACAAGGGCCTGATCAGCAGCGCGAACGCGGCCAAGGTCATCGACGCCCTGGCCGGCAACCTCGACACCCTGGTCAACACGTTGACCGTGGCCGGCAAGGTCTGGGGCGCCATGCAGATCGCCAAGATCGCCGAGTGGTTCGCGGGCTGGGCTGCCAAGACTCTGGCAGCCACGCAGGCGGTCGAGGCCAACAGCGTTGCCACGGCCACCAACACGGCTGCGCACCGTGCCAATGCCATCGCTGTCAACGCCAGTGCGGCTGCCCAGGCGGCCAACGCTGCCGCCTCTGCCACCAGCACCGCCGCCCAGGCAGCAAATGCCAAGTCATGGGGCGAGCTGGGTGGCGCGCTCAAGGGTGTGGCTGTGTCCCAGGGTGAGCTGCAACGGCAATCCGTACAGACCACGGCCGCGCTTGATGCGGCCGCTGTGGCCAAGGGGCGATTTGGAGCTGCAGCCGCTGCGGCCAACGGCAACGTGGGCGTGCTCGGCCGGGGGGTGGGCGCCTTGTCCAACGCGTTGGGCGGCCCTGTGGGCGTGGGTGTTGCCATTGCCCTCCTGCTGCCGGAGATCAAGCGGCTGGGCGTGTGGTTGGGGGAATCCGCTGCGAAGGCAATGGGCCATGGCAAGGCCATGGAGGAGGCCGAGAGGCAGACGCGTCTGGCAGAAGAGGCTGCCAAGCAGCATGCAGAAGCACTGCGCCGCCAGGCTGTGGCCCTTGAGGAAGTTCGCAACCGTAGTTTTGACCTCAACAAGGAATCTACAGGGCTGATCGGCCAGTTTGACAAGCTCCGCAAGGAGGGAGATACGGCCGCCGAGGCCATCGCCAAGATCGGCAAGGATTTTGATCTGGGATCGGCGCCGGGCATCCGCAACGCCTCGGCCGTGCTCGACAAACTGGTCGCGGACGGCAAGATCAGTGCGAGCGAGTTCCAGGGCGCCTGGGTCAAGGCCCTTGATGGGCAGGATCTGATGAAGTTCGAGATCCTCGCACGCCAGGCCTTTGCAACGGCGGGCAGCGAGGCCAAGAAGCTGGGCAAGCAGATCGAAGAGGCCATCAAGTCGGGCGCCTCTGAGGAGGTGGTCAACGGTCTGCGCCAACGCCTGCAGGGCGCCCTTGCGGCGGCCACGCGAGAGGGCGAGCGCGTGGCCGAGATGATGGACAACGTCCTGCGCGCAGCCGTGCAGCGCACGGGGCTGGAGTTCACGGCGCTGGAGGGGCGCATCGGCGCGGCTTCCCGCAGCGCGCTCAATGACCTCGATGTCGTCATCGGTGGGCTGGGTAGGCTCAAGCAGCAGGGCATCGATGTCGGCCGCGTGCTCGAGGCCAGCCTGGTCAAAGCCATCAACACTGCGGACAGCCAAAAGGCCATCGACGAGGTGCGCGTGCGCGTCGAAGAGCTGCGCAAGACGCTGGGCGACAGGGTAGCCGATGGCCTGCTCGACCAGGCTAAAACCAAAGCCCTTGAACTGTCTGACGCCCTGGACAAGGCCAAGCCCGGAATCAACAGTTTGCGCGAAGCCATGAAAGCGCTGGGCGTCACGTCCGACGAGGCGCTCAAGCAAGTGGCGACCAGCTCGCGCTCTGCCTTTGATTTCATGGCGTCATCCGGTAAGGCGAGTGCGCGCGAACTGAGTGAAGGCTTCAAAAAAGCGGCCGAGGATGCGATCGCGGCAAACAAGGGCATTGCGCCCGAATGGGTGAAGTCGGCAGCTTCAGTGCGCGGCTTCAAGATCGAGGTCGATGATGCGGGTCGCGCGACTCTCAAGTCAGTCGGCGACGTTGGCCGTTCGGCCAAAGCGGCCGGCGATCAGTTCAAGGATCTGGGGCGCACCGCTGCAGACGTTCTGCGCAGTATGGGCATCGAAGCCGACAAGGTCTCGACCAAGGTGCAACAACTGGTCAAGCAAGGCCAGATGCTGAGCGCGGCCTTCCAGCAGCGTCAGGACAACCGCAACCAGGAAATCGAAGACTCCAAGTACATGAACAGGGGCACAACTGCTGGCCAGGATCTTGTGCCCACGTTCAACAGCCGCGAGGAAGCCGAGGCCTGGAAACAGGCCTGGCTGGAACAGTACGAGCGCGACAACCCTTTCCGCACCACGGCGGGCCAGCTCGGCAACTACATGCGCGATCTCACCCTGTTTGAGTTCGACCGTGAACTGGATGCGCTGAAGATCCGCGAAGCCATGGAGACCGCCAAGAAGAAGGCCGAAGGCGGGGCTGGCGGTGGTGGTGGCGAAGGCGGTGGCGGTGGCGGTGGCGGTGGCGGTGGCGGCGGCGGCGGCGGCGGCGGCGGCGGCGGCGGCGGTGGGCGCATCGACCGCATCGTCAACATTTACATCGGCAACAGCATGGCCTACCCCGTGCCCACAAACCTGACGGGCCAGCAGTCCATCGAAGCCCTGGCGCGCGAGGTGCTGCGCGTGATCGAGCAGCAAAAGATCCAGCTGGGAGCCTGACCTCATGAGCATTTTTCTGACTAACGGCGCCCAGGTGCTGGAGCTGCCGCGTGACCTGATCTGGGTGGATGAGCTGACCTGGTCGAAGGTCGTCCAGAAGACCGAACGCGGCATCTTCGGCACGCTGGTCATCGATGCCATGGCCCGCAACGGGGGGCAGCCGATCACGCTGCAGGGCGACGGCAATAGCGCCTGGATCTCGCGCGCCACGCTGCGCACGCTCAAGGCCTGGTCCGGCCTTCCCGGACTGCGCATGACGCTGCGCATCCTGGCCGAGGAATTCGAGGTCGTCTTCGATCACGGCGACGCCGAGCAGACGCGGGCCATGGCGATGCAGTCGGTCATCGAGTACAGCGACCCCGAAGACGAGGACTACTACTGCAGCCTGGTGCTGCGCTTTATTGAGGCGAGCGAAACCCTATGACCATCAAAGACGGCGACATCCGCCTGCTCGAATCCAAGGTGATGACCGATGACGCCAACGGCGGCGGCGGCCCCACGGGCAATGTCATCCCCTGGGGCAAGACCAACGGCGTGTTCGAAGACATCACCGAGGTCGACCGCGCCGGCGGTGACGTGAGCATCCGCCAAGTGCACGCAGCCGTGCAGACGCCCACCACCGAGCCGCTGATGGACGCCAACATCGTCATCACGGCCGTGCCCAATGACCCCAATGTGTCGATCACCATCGCACCCTGTGGCGTGTTTGCGCGCCGTTCGGAGATCGCGGCGGCCATCGCGGCCTACCTCATCCCGGGCACGGAGTGGGGCGGCTACCTGCTGGAGAACCACGTCCAGGGGCAGGCCTCCATCAAGATCTTCCACCGCCCAGGCACGCCAGCGCCGACCATCGGCCGCACGCTGATCCTGGTCTACAACGAGGGCCTGGCCAGCCAGGTGCTGCAGTACGTGCGCGTGCTGCGCGCCGAGACCGAGACCCTGCAGTTTTCGTACTCCAGCAGCGGCGGTTACACCGACTACACCGCCAGCGTCACCACCTGCGAGATCACGCCCCGGCTGCGCAGCGCCTTCCCCGGCTCGCCTCCCAACCGGGGCTGGTCGATGGACCCCAGCAAGACCCGCATCCGGGACACCACCGTGGCGGACGCGGCCAGCTTCTACGGAGCCCAGCCGGTGACGGCGGCGGTGCAACTGGGCGAGAGCCTGCTGCGCGTGGCCAGCATCTACACCCAGCTGGTGCCCAACTCCCGCACCGAGACCGCAGCGCTGGACCAGCGCCCGGCCGGCGTGCGGGAGTTGGTGCTCGCCACCTCGCCGCGCGAAATCCGCGTGCCCAATGCGCCGCACACGCGCCGCATTAAGGTCGGCCAGGAAAATCGCAGCTTTTCCTGGGTGGCCATCCTCAAGCCGTTCCCGGCTCCCAACACCCTGGTGGTGTCCTTCCAGGTGATGGGCGTCTGGTACACCGCATCCGACAACGGCCAGGGCGAGCTGACGGGTTCGGCCGTGGGCACGGTCACCTATGCCAATGGCTCCGTGTCTGTGTCCTTGCCAGATCTCCCCGACGTAGCCAGCTCCATCATCTTCCAATGGGGCGAGGCCTCGGCCTTCGTCAACCGCTCCAGCGCCACGGGCTGGCGTCTGCCCGAGCACGCCATGCGCCTGCCGCACCAGGGCATCAAGCCCGGCACTCTGGTCATCAAATGGACCTCGGGCGGCGTGCTGCGCACGGCCACAGACAACGGCCACGGCGTGCTGCAGGGCGCGGCCACGGGCGAGATCAACTACGCCTCGGCCGCGCTGCTGCTGCGCCCGCAATTCATGATCGACGCGGGCGGGCAGTTTGCCATCGAGTACGACTACGCGGTGATCGTCAGCAAGAACGTGGCGGTCACCCCTGATGCGGGCGGCTTCGGGGCCATCACCCTGGACACCGTGCCGGCGCCAGGCACGGTGGCCGTCGCGTGGGTCAGCGTGCGCAATGTCTCGGCCAGCTCCGGTGCCAGCTCCAGCGGCACCTCGGCTGCCAAGGCCGGCGGCAACGGCAACGGCAAGTTCAGTTACCTGCCCCAGGTGCCGCCGGCGCCTGCGCCCGTCGTCACTTCGCGCGTGCCCCTGTCCGATGGCTCGACCACGGGCAAATACATGTCCTCGGGCGGTGCACGTACCAGCGGCGAGACCGTCTACATCGAGGTCGGCGCCACCAGCTCGCCCACCGGCAATCACTACGTGCCACCCGATGCAGCGGGCGTGGTCTGGACGGATGCCGAGTACACGGCGGGCGTCAAGTCCATCGGCGGCGTCGAATACCGGCGCTGGGGCGCCTGACATCAACAAGGGAGAGCAGAACCATGGCAGGCGTATCCGCAGGCATCGTCACACAGACCACCCAGACAACGGCCACCACCTCATCGAGCCACAGCCGCACCAGCTACCAGACGACCAAGACCCAGGACACCGTGCGCCACCTGTTGACGGATGACGGCCAGGGCTCGTTCGGCCCGGACGGCTCCATCAACTATGCCGGCAAGTTCCTGAACATCCGCTTCCTGCAGCTCAACAGCAAGACAGAGGGCTACAACAGCGACTACGAGAACGCCAAGAGCTTCGAGACCACGTCCATGAGCGGTGCAGGCAGCGACCCGGGCTCGTTTTCCAACACGGCCAAAGGGGGTGACCGCAGCGACACCTCCGTCAGCGAAGAGCTGCTGGCCGGCAGCACGGTGACCGTGACCTACGCCGAGGACTTCGCCAGTGCCCAGCACCATGTCATGAATTTCACGCCCGAGCCGGTGGTGCTGGATCTGTGCCCCTACACCACGGACTACATCGTGCCGGGCAGCGTGCGGTTTCGGTGGATGGGCCATGTCTACGAGGACTACGACGGCGTGCTGGTGCGCGACCGCACGCCCACGGCGCTGGGCATCGTGGCCGGCGCGCTGGACTACTCCAGCGGCGTGGCGCGCATCTTTGACTATCTGGTCGACGGCCCGGCCACGGACCTGGTGGTCGAGAGCTTGTGGACGGTGCGTCAGAACTGGACCACGGCCAGCATCTTCATGCGCACGGCCGCCGCGCCCATCAAGCCCAGCGGTTTCGTGATGAACCTGTCTGACGCTACGGGCGAGCAGATCACGGCCTCCGCTGGCATCGACGGCGTGATCTCGGGCACGCACCTGCGCGGCAAGATCGACTACCAGAGCGGCGTGGTCGAGCTGCAGTTCGGCGACTATGTGCTGGACACCTCGCTGACCGCTGCCCAGAAGGCCGAATGGTGGTACTCGGCCGATGATATCGGCGCCGTGCAGCCGAACCGTATCTGGCGCCCCTGGCCCGTGGACCCGACCACGCTGCGCTACAACAGCGTCAGCTATTTCTACTTGCCGCTGGACGCGGACGTGATCGGCCTGGACCCCGTGCGGCTGCCGCCCGATGGCCGCGTCCCCATCTACCGTGTGGGCAGCTACATCGTGATCGGCCACACCGGCACGGTCGGCCCCGTCACCGTGACCAATGGCCAGGTCATCAACTGCGGCCGCGTGCGGCTGTCTCGCGCCTATGTCCTCGGCGCCGATGGCCAGCGTATCCAGCAGGGCTGGAGCGTGGACCTGGAGGCCGGCAAGATCACCGTCAGCGATATCACGGGCTGGGCGCAGCCGGTCACCTTCCAGCATCGCATCGAGGAGATGGCGCGCGTCAGCGACGTGCAGATCAACGGCATGTTGGCCATCACCAAGCAACTGAGCCATGAGTTCCCAGTGGGCAGCGTGGTCTCCAGCGCGCTGATGGCAGGCACGCTGCGCGCCCGCGTCAGCCTGATGTTTGACCAGGTCACCTGGACCAACAAATGGCAGGACACGGTTGATGGTTCCGAGGCGCTGGCCAGCTACAACGACACCATCGCGCCCCTGGTCGTCACCAATGCCGGCGCGTTGCCTGAGCGCTGGATGTGCCGTTTCTTGAGCGCAACGACCTTCGAGTTCATCGGCGAGCACGTCGGCAACCTGGGCACGGGCTCCACGAACGTGGATTTTGCGCCCATCAACCCCATCAGCGGCGTGCCCTACATCACGATCCGCGCCCTCGGCTGGGGGCAGGGTTGGAGCGCGGGCAACGTGCTGCGCATCAACACCGAGGGCGGCATTGCCCCCCATGCCCTCATCCGCACCGTGCAGCCCAGCGAGGCCGCGGCCGACGACTACCAGTTCGAGCACCTGGTGCGCGGCAGCGTCGACCGTCCCTGATTTTTTGGAGATCACCCATGGCATCCCTTGTCGATACCAGCGTCAAGCACTTTCTCTCAACCATGTACGGCGCGCCCGTGCAAAACGGCCAAGCCGGCAGCAAGATCGCTGTGCTCGATGCCTGCCTGGTCACGGGTTTTGGCCTGCGCGCGGCCACGCGCATCACGGTCGTGGCCGGCGTGGCCACGGTGGAGTTTTCCGTGGGCGCATCGCAGCCTCCCACGCCCGACAGCGTGCTGCTGATCGCCGGGGCCGCGCAGACCCTGCTCAACGGCGAGCAGCGCGTGACCGAGTCGGCCAGCGGCGTGTTCAAGTTCCGCACGGCCGCGCCCGACAGCGTGGACAACGGCACAGGCATCACGTTCAAGTTTGCGGCGCTGGGCTGGGCCAAACCGTTTTCTGGGACCAACCAGGCCGTGTATCGCTCCACCGATCCGCAGAGCTTGGGCATGTTCCTCTATGTCGATGACCGCACCACGACCGCTGCGCTGTTGCGCGGCTATGAAAGCATGTCGGCCATTGATACCGGGACCGGACATTTTCCCAGTCTCGCGCAGCGTACCGACGGTTGCTGGTGGGCAAAAAGCGGCTCGGCCAATGCCACGGCTGTGCGCTGGCTGGTTGTGGGGGACAGCCGCTTCTTCGTTGATAACACTGCGCCTCAGGCCTCTTCCTCACCGACAAGCACGGCAGGCGGGACAAGGGCCTTCGGCGACTTGTTGGCGCTGCGCCGGACTGGGGATGCATACGCTTGTCTGCTTTGCGGTGGCACATCTCAGGGAAACGTGACCTCCTCGCCCAACAATGGCAGCCTCGATACGGCATCCGCCGGTTGGTACTTTTTGCCAAGGGCCGTGACAGGTTTGGGCGGCAGCGTAGCCCCCGATCTCAGGAGTTACGCGGGAACCGCGAGCGCAGGCTCTGGTTCCGATTCCGGGCTGGGGGTTTTTCCGAGCGATGTGGACGGGGAGCTGAAGCTTACGCAGCTGTACTTGAACAATGCTCCCACCGTCAATAACACCCCGCGAGCGGTTGTCCCGGGGTACCGGTATGTGCCGCAGTTACAGGTTGCCCAGTATTTCGAGCGCGACTCGACTCTGATCGAGGCAGTCAGCGGTCGGCGGTTGTTGGCGCTTCCGCATTCAACCTCTGGCACGCCAGTAGGCTACGGCTTCATCGACATCACGGGGCCTTGGCGCTAAGGGCTATGGCTGAGCTGTCATATCCAACCAGCTTGCTCCAGTCCACGGCAGTCGTGGGCGTGGGCGGGCGAGAAATCTATCGGGGCGCTTATATGGTCCAGCGGCCCGGGGCGGGTCAACTGGACTACATGCTGGGCGGCAACGGCCTAGGCCGCGTGCGCGGCCGCACCGTTGAGCAGGAAGACAAGAACAGTCCCAAGGTGCCCGTCTCGCGCCGCGTGCGTCTGTACCGCGACCGTGACGGCCTGCTGATCCGCGAGGCCTGGAGCAACGCCCAGGGCGAGTACGACTTCCCCCGCATCGACAGCACCACCGCATACACCGTGCTCAGCTACGACCATGAGGGCGACTTCCGCGCCGTGGTGGCCGACCGCGTCACGCCGGAGGCCATGCCATGACACTGCGAGGCGTTGAAATCACCATGGCCGCTAACGAGGCCCGCCTGCAGGGCCTGCGCGACCTACTGCTGGACGTGGGCTCGGGCACGGCCTGCGTGCGCATCTTCGCGGACGTCGAGCGGCCTGCCTTCGGCGAGCCCTCGGCCCTGCCCATGCTGGTCGAGCTGCCGCTGGCCAAGCCCTGCGGCGAGATCGTGGCCGGCCGGCTGCGGCTGCTGGCCCGCGATGCAGCAGGCGCCATGATCCTCGAATCCGGGATTGCGACCTGGGGCCGCATCGTGTCTGCGACGGGCGCGCTGGTGATGGACGTGGATGTGTCGGCCGAGGGCGGTGACGGCCAGATCCAGATCCCGGACAGCACGCAGCTGTATGCCGGCGGCTACCTCACGCTGGCACCGAACAGCTACATCGAGTAGGCCATGGCGATCATCGAACTGATCTTCCGTCGCCCGCTGGCCGGGGGGTCGCCCAACGAGCTGGTGTTCGGCAATGAGGACGATTCGGGCTCGGGGCAGGACGCGGTCACGCGGGCAGCCATTCGCCTGCCTGGTGCCCGCGTGGGCATCCGTGCCCTGCGGCGCAAGACAGCTGCCACTGCCATCCGGCTGCCGGGCGCGCGGGTCGCGCTCGGCGCGATCTACCAGACGCGCACCGACCGGCCGGCCGTGGGCGGCACGCTGTCAGCGTTTGAAGAGGGCGCAGCTGCGCGCGGCGCCCTCGTGTCGGTCTACCAGCAGTCGGCCGTGGCCAGCAGCACCACGCGCATCGGTGGCCGGCAGGCCGTGGCTGCCGGCGCGGCCACCGTGCACCGCTGGCAGGACTCGCAGCGCCTGCGCCTGGACACGCGCCAGGGCATGGGCAACGCCCTGGCCGTGGCTGGCATCACCGCCCAGGCCTGGCAGGAGGCCGTCCGCGTCCACCTAGCCACGCGCCAGGGCATGGACAACGCCCAGGCCGCCCAGGCGGCTGTGCTGCAGCGATTCCAGGAAGCCATCCGCGTGCGCCGCGCCACCGTGCAGGCCTTCGGCGACGGCCTGCAGCGGGGAGCCTGGCACACCAGCAGCATGGGCGACGCCCTGCAGCTGGCCGTGGTCATGGGCGGTGCGCGGTATCAGGACGCCATGGTGCCGCCGCCGGGCATCACGCCGGGCCGGCCGGTCGATCCGCCCAAGCCGCCGCCGTGCTATGTGCCGCCCCCTGGGGGCGCGGTCGAGCTGGTGTTTTCGCAGGCCTGGACCGCCAGCACCGAGCTGGTCTTTTTCTGCTGCAAGGGCGGCGTCAACCCCGAGCCGCCGCGCTATGTCATTCCGCTATTGAGGGTCTACATGACTGTCCACACCATTGATGCGGTGCTGCTGCCCAGCTTGGAGCGCGTGCCGCTGCAGACCATCAGCATCACCACGAACGACGACGAGTACGGCTGGACCATGACGGCCTCGGGCAAGCTTTCGCTGCTGGACCAGCTGGCGCCACGGCAGGGCGTGCCGCAGCAGATCCGCGTCACCATCGATGGCATACAGTGGGTGTTTCTGGTCGACCCACCATCGCGCACGCGCAAGTTTGGCGAGCATGCTGTGCAGCTCACCGGCCGCAGCATCACCTCGCTGCTGTCCGCGCCTGCGTTTGCGGATACGGACTGGACCAGCGCCGTGCCGCGCACTGCCCAGCAGCTGGTGCTCGATGCGCTCGACCTCACTGGCATCGGCCTGGATTGGCAGATCGACGACTGGCTGGTGCCCGAGAACGTGTGGAGCCACAGCGGCACGCCGTTGTCGGTGGCCCAGCGGATCGCAGAGGCTGCCGGCGCCGTGGTGCGCAGCCACAGGTCGGAGCCCCGGCTGCAGATCGCACCCCGTTTTCCCCATCTTCCGTGGGCCTGGGCCGGCGCGCCTGCAGACGTTGTCATGCCTGGGCAGATCATCACCGCCGACAGCCTGCAGCCGGCCCAGGCGGCCCACTTCAATGCCGTCTACATCGCGGGCACGGCGCCGGGGCTCCCGTTGGGCCATGTCACGCGTGCAGGCTCTGCGGGCGACCGGCTCGCCCCGCAGATCACGGATGCGCTGATCACTGAGGTAGTCGCGGCCCGGATGCGCGGGCAATCCGTGCTGGCCGCGTCGGCGATCACGCACCAGCAGCCCATCACGGTGCCTCTGCTCACAGGCGGCACCCGGCCTGGGCTGATCCTGCCTGGCTACCTGATCGAAGTGCAGGAGCCTGAGGAGACCTGGCGGGGGCTGGTACGAGGCATCACTGTTTCGGTCGACGCGCCGTCCATCCGTCAGGCCCTTGATGTCGAAAGGTCCATCGCATGATCATCAATCTCTTCCGCCGCCTGCAGCGGCTGCAAACCGAGCCACCAGTCCTCTATGCCACCCTGGTGGCACGCATCGGTGCCACGGCCCGCGTGGAGTTTCCCGGCGGTGGCACATCCATCGTCAACAACCCTCTGGCGATCGAGGCCGGCACGCCCGTATTCGTGCGAGACGGTGCAGCTACCGGGCCGGCCCCTGACCTCATCTACACCCGGATCGACGTCTAGGTCCGCACTCGCTTTTCAGCGCCCGCCGCGTGGCAACACCGGCGGGCTTTTTTGTGTCCTGAAGAAATGGAGTCCCCTGTGAATCCCCTCAAGCGTTGGCGGTGGTGGGCCGTGCTGGCCTTGCCCCTGGCTGTGATCGTCATCAACTCCCTTGGCCCCAACGGCTGGCGCGAGCCTGTCGTGCGACTGCTGTGGCTGTCGTGGACCGCTGTGGCCGTGGCCGTGGCGCTGAGTGCGTCCAAGGCCATGGCCGACTACGCCCACGGTCGCGACGCATGGATCAAGGCCCTCGAGCATCCCATCGGCGCCGGCCTGGCCTTTCTCGCGCTGTGCGTGCTGCGTGGCGCCATGGTCGTGGCCATCGTCTGGGCATCGATGACGCAGTTTGCCCAGGCGGGCGAGGTGCCGGCGCGCCAGCCCGCCGGCCTGGCCCGGGCCGAGGGCATGGCGCCGATGGTCGTCGAGGAGATCAACGCCCATTGGCCCAAGATCCCCCGCCGCAGCTACCTGGGTGCGCTGTTCGAGCAGGAATCCTGCCGATCGCTTTCGCACTCCATGTGCTGGTCCTCGACCGCGCGCCTGAAGACCTCGCGGGAAGAGGGCGGTGGCCTGGCCCAGCTGACGCGGGCCTGGACCAAGACTGGCGCCCTGCGCTTCGATAGCCTGGACGAAGTGCGGCGCATGGCGCCATCCGCCCTCGAGGACTTGGACTGGCAATCCGTTTATGAGCGGCCCGAACTGAGCGTGCGCGCGGCCATCATCAAGCTGCGCGGCTGCGATGCGCGCCTGCAGGCGCTGTCGCCAGACCTCGATGCGCTGGTGCGCGTTGCCTTCTGCGACGCCGCCTACAACGGCGGCTGGAGCCACCTCCAGCAGGACCGCCAACTGTGCACGCTGCAGCGGGGCTGCGACGCCGACCAGTGGTTCGGCCACGTCGAGCTGCACAGCGTCAAGAGCCGCGAGAAATGGCAGGGCTACGGTCAAAGCGCCTACGACATCAACCGGGAGCACGTACGCAACACTGTGCCGCTTCAGTCGCGCAGGCTGAAGTACTTACCGTGGCTCGGGGTGTAGCAATGCTCGAAGCCATCAAGTCCAAGGCCTGGCAGGCCAGCGCCCTGGTGCTGGCCGTGCTGCTGGCCCTGCAGACCTGGCGCCTGCACACCGAGCAGCTCGCTCACCAGCGCCTGATCACTGCGCAAGCCCAGCAGGTGGCCGGCCAGGCCGTCGCGGGCCTGACCCTGGAGCGAAAGCTCGCCACCGCCGAATCCACCCACGCAACGCAAACCCAGGAGGCATCCGATGCATTCACCCAGGCCCGCCCTGCGCGCGACGCTGTTGTGCGCGCTGATCTCGACCGTGTTGAGCGGCTGCGCCTCGCAGCCGAACGCAGCGCCGCCACAGCCCGGGCGCAAGCCCAGGCCAACGCCGCTGCCGGCCGCGATCTTGCAGATCGATACGGCGCCCTCGCTCAGCACGTTGCAAGCGGGGCAGCAGTGGTTGCAGGACTCCGAGCGGATCTTGCACGTCGAGACGATGAGGTAGTGCTGCTGCGCACCCAGATCGACGTCGACCGGAGGCTGTTGTTGCGCTAGGCAGTGCTGTGAACGCAGCCCCTTTTTTCCAGACTGTTTGAGTGCTTTGCACGGGAACTTCGGTGCCGGCTCCTGGTGGCCGACCTTGCCGTTCCTGTGAGGGGTCTGCATAATGTATGTATGTTTATACAGTTGTTTCGGTGGTGCGCAGAGCTTTGGTCTGCTGCACCAGCAGTCCGCGATGCCAGCTGCCAAGCTGACCTGGGTCTCCGGGCCGTTGGACCTTTGTCCTGCGTCGGCACTTGGTCGTTGCCAGGTTGCAAAATGATGGATCAAGCTTACCCTGGGACAGGCGAGGAGGATGGATCTACAATGCCCTCCTTGGGTTGCTATAAGTCATGAAATTTCCCTTCTCTTTTCGTTCTTCGCGCACCTCAGAAATCGAGTGCACCCTTTACAACGCAGACTGCATGGAAGTTTTGGAGCAGCTTCCGGATAACTCTGTTGACTTAACTGTGACTTCACCTCCTTACTGCCTGGGGAAGGCGTACGAGAGCACTAAAGACGTCGCGGATTTCACTGCCTTCCATAAGAAGATTCTTCCTGAAATAGTGCGTATTACTAAACCAGGTGGCAGCATTTGCTGGCAGGTGGGGTCGCATGTTGTAGATCGAGTTTTGACACCGCTGGATTTTCTTGTATATGAAATATGCCGTGATATTGGTGGTCTAACTTTAAGAAATAGAATAATTTGGACCTACGGCCATGGCTTGAATGAGACACAGAGATTTACTGGTCGTCATGAAACCGTGTTGTGGTTTACCAAGGGTGACCAATATACTTTTAACTTGGATGCTGTAAGGGTTCCGCAAAAATATCCTGGTAAAAAGTACTATAAAGGCCCAAAAAAAGGCGAGTATTCGGGGAATCCGTTGGGGAAGAATCCCACGGATGTATGGGAAATTCCGAATATAAAGGCTCAGCACAAAGAAAAAACTATCCACCCTTGCCAGTTTCCAATAGCATTGGTTCATAGATTGATTAGCGGTCTTTCTAATCCAGGGGATACGGTTTTTGATCCATTTAGTGGGGTTGGTACTACTGGAGCGACTGCAATGATGCTTGATAGAAATTTTATTGGTAGTGAACTGATGAAAGAGTATTATGAGATTGCCAAATCGCGTATTAGGCAAGCTAGTGATGGTACTCTGCCTCACCGTGACGTGAGCGTGCCGCTGTTAGATCCCTCTACCACAGGCGCTGTTGCAAAAAAGCCGGATCATTTTTGCTGGGCTAATTGAAAGGGTTGTATGGCTACTAAGAAGAAATTTACCATTCCCTGCATTCCGATTAAGCAGGGTGATAAAACGCTTTACATGTTCACCGCTGATGCAAAAAAGCTCTGGAGAATTCTCCAGATCAATCAGCGAGATTCTGATAAAGATACAGGTTATCAGCGTGTTCTATCTCCTTCCCGTTTGCGCTCTATCACTAGATTCATAAGTAGTGGTAATCCAGTGCCGACTAGCATTCTTGTTTCTCTTAGCGCGGAGACTAAGGTCAGTGCTGATGGCCGGGAATTAACTATTCCTGACGTCCCTGATGCCGGGTGGGTTATAGATGGGCAGCACCGTTTGGCTGGGGCAAATGAGGCTAATAAAGACATTGAACTAGCTGTTGTGGCTTTTGTTGGGCTTGATGAGGATGCTCAGATTGAGCAATTTGTCACCATTAATCGTGAGGCAAAAGGTGTTCCGACGTCTCTCTATTTGGACCTTTTGAAAAGATTACCTCAAAAAACAAGCGCAGAGCAAGTGCGAGAGCGTGCTGCAGATCTGGCGGTTCAGATTAAAAGTGATGAGACCTCCCCATTTTATGCTCGCATAGTTATTACCACATCACCGGCAAAGGGTGAAATATCTTTAAATAATTTTGTCCGGAAGGTTTCCCCGTTGATTGGCGATGGAAAGCCTCTGAAGGATTTCACTGGTACAGAACAGGCGCAAATAATCAACAATTATTTTTCGGGTTTGAAGGTCGCATTTCCTGAGAGATTCGGAAAAACTTCAATATTTTTTCAAACGCTAGGTTTTGGGGCGTTGATGAATGCTCTACCAACCGCCTTGAATCTGTGCATAAAAAACTATAAGGCATTTAAGGTCGCAGATGTTGCGAAGTTGTTTGGTCAAATATCTCATTTTAATTTTGACTCGTGGGCTGCAATGGGAACAGGAACAGCTGCGGAAAATGAGGCTGGTGAGGATCTGAAAACAGAACTTCGTAACGCTTTTGATGGGAATGATGGGAAGGGGAATCAGGCACTTGACTTAGGTGTTTAAGCTGTGGCTTACGAAACCTCTGTCAAGAGAATCTCGAAAAGGAACTGGCCGCAGGTGGTTGATGCTTGGGCGCCATTTATTAGCGCCTTAGATCCTGCTCGATTTCAGTTCGTCCCTGTGTCGGGTGTTAAAGAACTGCCTGATTTGCAGGCCACTCTTGAAAAATTGCCTCATAGTTCGGTTGAAGTGCGAGTAGAGCCGCTTAGTAGTGCAGTTGCTCACTTGGAGGAAACAGTATTCCTGACTCATAAGGCGGCAAATATATTGTGCGCTGCTCATGATCAAGCCGTTGGTGGGCTTCCCACTTGGAGTTTGGCAACCGCTTACCAGGCTGCAATGTTTGCATCTATTGCCTGCTGTGGGTTTTTGGGTGTTACTTTGCATGCATATGTGAAAAAGAGTTTTATAGTAGATTTTTTCCCGGAGCCCTCAAAAGATTTATCTAGAAAAGCGCTGCAAGGATATAGATTGGGTAGTGAGGCTCATATTATTCGCTTTGAGTCTACGGTCAGTCATTTTCATCATTGGGCATTGTTTCGAAGGATTATTCGGACGACGACTGATATAGACTTTGATGAGGAAATAATACTTCTACTTGATAAGGTGCAGGATAAACTATACGCAGAGCAAAGGAATGGTCTTCATTATAATCATCGTTGGCAATATGATGATTTGCATAAATATATAGATGCCCCTGGGTTACTAGTACCTGACAGCAGGAAAACATACAAAGAAATGTTCGATCCTCAGTCGCCGGGTTTCAGCATGGCTCTAGGTACTGCATTGGTATCGCTCGCTACCACGTTACTTGCTGGCTTGTCAAGGTCGGCGCCATTGTTGGCAGAGCAGCATGCTAAGCTGCAAACAGCATGTGCGATTCCAAGGATGAAGCTTCGAGCGGAGTACGAAAGTGCTAGCGGAATTGCCTTGATCTAACGGGTGGTTTGCACTCTCTCAGCCATTGCGCCATCTTCCCCGGCGCCGGTCAATGCCGTCAGCCAAGTCCCGGTAGGGAGGGTGTGCTCGCAATGCTTAATGCCGACGACTATCTGCTCGTCTTGAAGGTGCACGCCAGCGACGTGCCAATGTGCCAGCATGCGAGCCCGGGCCCGCTTCTTGCAGTAATGGATGGCTCGCGGTTTTGACGACATGTCCCAACAGACAGCCTCGTCACCCACGTCTACCAAGCCTATGACAACTGGTGCAGCCAGCGCCGGAAGACAGAGATGGCTCGGAGTGAAGTCACCGCCAGTTTGATCGCCGCCTTCACCCATGCCAGGCTGCCCATGCGGGTGAAAGTTGTGCGCATCGGCGAAGGTGCCCAGACCAGACCTGCACCGACCCGGTTCTGCGAATGCCTGTGCCGCTATACGGAGTGCAGGCTGCCTGGGCGACTGACCTAGTAAGTGCTTCGATAGTCGCTGGTGTTCCGAGCTTGCCCAGCGTCGACAAGGTGCCAAACCACATCTGAGGCGATTCTGGTAGGTTATCTTGTAACCTTTTGATTTTTAACAGGCTGCTTGGATTGCAAATCCGGTTAGACCAGTTCGACTCTGGTTCGCGCCTCCAAAAATTCATTGCAGACACAGTGTTCAAAAGGCCCTTCGGGGCCTTTTTCTTTTTCTGCATCACGGGTTGTTGCTCGTCCTTGATGCCATGGCTGCGCAGCGGCCTCGACTTGGCTGGCGCATCTTCTTCTCTTCCGATTCAGTGCCGTGGCAGTGCTTCACGCTCTGTGCATCGAGAGCATGGCTGCATGCCTGTTTTGGTCATTCATCGCTGATTTGGTGAATTTAATTGTTTCCATTTGTTTTAATTGGCAGTCGTCATTGAAATTT